CACCGTATTGCCAAACAACATCTGAAGGTTTTTTTAAATATGAAAAACTTATATCAGACTGTATACTTTGAGGATACACTTCTAACACATCATTCTCATATAAGTATATGGGGAAGTGCTCAGTTGGTTGAGTTAACGGGGAAAGTAATATTTGTGTTAACTCATTTCTTTGCGAGTATTGAGTAAGCTCTTTGCCTTTATAAAATACACTACCTAATCTATATAACACCTCTCCAGGAGGTACTATAACAGGAAAAGCATTGTCTAGAGGACTATAAAGACTAACAGTTTGTCTTTGAAAAAACTGTAGTTTCTGTTGTATATTTTTTACTCGGTCTGCGTACTCGGTATCGTTTTGAGGAACACGGTATTGTTGATTTAAACTTTCAAAGTAACTTTCAAATATATCTAGTTGCACTTGAGTAGCTACTTTATTGAACTCATCAGGTGTCATATATCCTCTTTGTTGTTGATTTAATATTAACAACACAGTTTTATATACAGTGTTTACGTTTACCATTATATTTTTATTGTTTAATATAGAGGCGGACGAATCCGCCCCTGATATTTATTATAGTCTTTTTTCAATAGACTTATACACTTCAACTCCTTCATCAGTTTTAAACCATGATGCTAAAGCTGAATATGGATTTTCATCAAATGGAACAGCCATTAATTTTCTGTCATTACTTCCCCAATGGAAAGATCTCTGATCAGATGATAATTTAATAATACCAAGCTCAACAGCATTGATACCAAAATTTCTAAGCTGTACATTGTCATCATTTGCAAGAGCTAAAAATAATTGAGGATTTTTCTTAGCAAGTAATAATAAATCTCTTTTTAATTCTTTAGATGATAAAGATGAAACTTTTGAACCAATTTCAACTCTTACTATAGCTTCTGCATGATCAATATCCATGTTTTTAGCAGCGTTCAACGCTTCTATTTCAAACTCTATATCTTGTAATTGATCTTGAGCTACTCTTTGAGGAACATGCTCCATATATTTTTTATCACGCATAGGGTGATATAAAGAAAGTAATTGTTGTAAACCTACGTTCTCTTTAGGTACAGATAATATTCCGTCTCTAAAAATAATGTGACCCATAGTTACTTCTCCTTTTTGTTCATCAACAAATGGTGAACTCATATTTGTAGCATACCTAAGTTCTCTCTGAGTATTTTTTTCCGCATCAAACCATAACAGAGGATGTCTTCTGGTATGTTTACTAGGTATAGTAAATGTAAGTGGTTCTTTATTTCCTTTTAATAGATAAGTTCTATCTTTTATTTCCCAGCTATTTTTTTTAACTGGTTTCTCTTTAACAGGAGCATGAGCTGTTACAACTTCTTCTACCTGTTCTTCTTTTTTCTTTTTTGCCATAATATAATATAATTAAATAGTTAAAAAGGTATATGGGCGCCGAAGCGCCCTTACCTTATAATAGTTATACTCCTTGGAATAAAACAAAGTTGTTAGCAGCTTGAGTTACTAAACATCTTTCTGATAGGAAGTTAACTTCCATAGCATCAAGATCTGAAGTAAATGCTCCACCTGCAGAACCTGTTAACCAAGACTTCATTCTTCTATCATCACTTTGTGAAGCTCTATATCTTACGTGTAAGAAAGGTCTTCTGATGTTAGTACCAAGAACTTGATCGTATACTGTAGTAGTACCAGCTGGTATTAATACACCTTCAATAGAAGCAGGACCAACCATACCACCACGCGTAGAAGCGTCGTTTAAGTATTTCCAGTCTGTTTTATAGAAGTCATATGAACCTCTTCTGAAACCGCTAAAACCTAAGTTTAAAGCCATTTCTTCTGAGTTTTCAAATAAACCATAAGCAGTACCACCTGCAGCACCTGAAGAAATGTTAGCTAACATATCATCAAATTCTAAAGCAGTCTCTCTATTCAAGAAAAGCATGTTTTCTTCAATAGCACCTTGAGTATCTAAGTTTCTAAGAACCTCGTCAAAATCTCCAATACCTGTAGCTGTAGAGAAACCAACTAATACATTACCTCTATCTTGGATAGCAGCAAATAAACCTTGAGAACCAATAGCTCCTGAAGCACCACCAGCAACTGCAGAACCTGCAGCAGTTAATTCTGATTCAACGCACATCATTTCTAAATAGTCTTCAAATCTAAGTCTAGTTTCAGATTCAGCTTTTAGATACCATAAATATCCTCCTGTTCCATCTTCTGTAGCAACTTCTACCCAACCAATTTGAGCCATATCAGAACCATTAACAACATATTTGTTTCTGATAATGATAGGGTTATTTTGGAATTGAGTAAATGCAGGGTCAACACTAATGTATTGTCCATTTGCAAGAGTTGAAGTAGCACCAGCTCCTGGTACAAAGTTAGGAGTAACTGATCCTTTTGCATATTCAGCACCGTAAACAAATACTTTTACATTACCTACTAAACCAGCACCTGCAATTGTAGCAGCAGTATAAGGTTCAACAGTAATAGTACCAGCAGTTGGATCAGATACAGATACTAACGCCTTTACTTCTGCACCAAAGTCGTCCATAATTACTACAGTCGCTCTAGCAGAAATAACGTTGTTAATATCAGTAGCAGCAGTAGGGTTAACGTTAATTACGTTACCAGCTACAGTACAACCATCATATGCAATGTGTAATCTATTTTGTTCAGACCAGATTACTTGGTCACTTGTCATAGGAAGTTCAGCACCAACCATTCTTAAGAATCCAGATAAAGTTCTGTTACCATATCTTTCAACTTCTTGTTCGTAGATTTCCGGTAAATACTGCTGTGCAAAATCCGCAAAGTTAGCAGCTCCAGCGTCTGTCCACTGTAAATAGTTAGACTGTAAAACCTCCTGTCTTTGTGATGGTACAATAGTACCAAATTGTGGGGTTAAAGCCATTTTTATTAATTTTAATTGTTAAAACTTCTCTTTTTAATTCTAAGTTTTGACGAATCCGTACCACTGACAGCTTTGACTTTAAAACCTTTTACAAATACATCCCCACCGGCAACTTGCCTCGGCGTATCTATAGATGGATTTTTAGAGCCGTCCACAACTTGTTTAATACCATCAGCTTTACCTTGCTCATAAAAATGAGTAGCAAGTTGATCGGCATTCATAGCTGTGTACATAGCTTTATGATAACCAGCTGCATCAACCATATCTCCTTTATCATTTAAATAAGGATTTACAAAGTTGTTAATATTAGACTGCTTATCAGCAACAGCGTTAGGATTTTTAACAGTATATCTAAATTTTTGGTCACCTACTTTAAAATCAAAACCTTTGAAATCTTCAGAAAACAATTTTTTAGTGTTGTCTTTAAATCTTTTATGCTGTTCTTCAACGACTTGTTGTTCGTCTTTATATCTATTGAAAAATTCTGTAGCCTTTTTTTGATCTTCATTAATTACATTACGAGACTTAATAGAATCATAATATTTATTTTTTAAATCATCTAAATGATTACGAGCTTCTGCAATAGCTTCTTTTTTAGCAAGTTTCTTTTTTCTGATGTCTCGCTCTTCATCAACTTCCTCGTCATAACTAAAGCTATCTTCCAGCATGAAAGATACTTCATCGTCATTTAAATGAGGTTTAGTATTTTTATAGTATTCCTTTAATAATACATTTTCATCTATATTAGTATAATCTCTATTTAATCTAACATAGTCTTCTAATGTTCCACCAGTTTGATTCATAAAATCAACTAGTTTGTTT